GGATATGTCAGGAGTATGAGGCTGGGAGATTTGAGTTTAACGCGTATCACTGCCTCCCGGAATGTTGGTATCAGGACGAAGGCGGGAGACACCTGGGAGACCCTCAAAAAATTATGGAGTTTATGAAGAAGTATAATAGAAATATATAAATACTTATACTACGTATATAGTAGTGTAGTAAGGTGAGAGAGATGGTAACAAACACAGTAAAAATAGAGTTTGATAATTCGTTTGGACCACATATGATTGTAAGACTTATGACATCTGGGGTGGACGTTGGAACTGGAATTTTTACAATGAATGAACCAGATAGACTGAATCAATTTATAACCAGTTTTTTAATAACTGGTAAAATGAATTTTATTTAATTTAAAAATCTTTTATTACAACGTGGCTTCTTCCAATTTTCGTATTTGCCTCATATTTTAAATATTCGTATGTTGATAATTTTGAAATCATTTCAGTTAAACTATTAGAATTTTTTGACTCCTCTAAATATTGATTTGCAGATTCGCTTATTATATCTGCATCTGCAGATTTACTTATAGATATTCCAATATTAACACCTTTTAAAATTGAATTTATTTTATCTTTTGTAATTTGTTTTGGTTCTGTTTGATATTTTCTATATAATGCCGACTCAAGACGGTTCTGATTAAAATCAGTAGATGGACCAATTGATTTTAAATCTGAATGCACAGATTTAACTACTATTTCGTGTTGAGATTTTGGTAATTCATTTAAAGATAAAGTTTCTTTCTTATCCGTTACCCCTTTCTTCTCTTTGTAGTTTTCCGGTCTTGCGTGCACGCCCCCCGACCCTGCCTGTGATCCGCCGCGATACCCTGGTATACCGAGGTGCCCCCAGTTCCCCGACCCCGGGCCACCTAGATCACGAACATAATATATGGTTCCGTTGAAATTTACAAACATATTTAGTATATATGCAATAATAATATATTGAGTTTATTAATGCCAAAAGAACCACCTCATCTAGTAATGACCAAGCAGCCGACGATAACTAAGAAAGACCCATTTAAAACCGAAAAAATTGAAACACAAATTGGTGACGTTGTCGAAAAGTTTCTACGCAAATATGTCAATAGAGTAATAAATGGTATTAAATCCGAAGAAAATCAGTAAATTTACAGACACAGAACTTTCTGACTTATTTGATGAGATACTACCATTACTCGAACAGGCATATAAAAAAGGTCTAGGAGTGGCAATAACTCAACTCGGCCCGCTTAACATCGAAGTTACTACCAGGATGGGGAACTCTCTATCGTCTGATGCACTTAAAAAGGTTAAAGATGCAAACCAGAAGTATGTAAACTCGTTATCTGACCGATATGAACAAGTTATTTATGACATTGTTTATGACGGGATGGATAAAAACCGCACGCTTGCGCAGATAATGGATAATATCCATGAGAATACTGATAAAGGAATTCTTGAGTCGAAGAGGTACGCATCTAGTATTATCATTGATGCAGCTAGAAAAGGTGAAATAGACTTATATAGACAGGCAAACGTAGGACTGTTCCGTGATATCGCAGTCGTAGACGGAAAAACATGTGGGGTATGTCTGGGACTGAATGGAAATATCTATAAAGAGGGGTTTGACGAACGAGGATTAATAAACTACGACACAAAAGAATTTTTAATTGACGATATATCCAGACTTGCAACAGAAAACGGGTTGGAAGATTGGATAGTCCCGGAAGACGGTGCAGACGGACCACCATATCACGACGTCGGAGCGTGCCGATGCCATCTTGCTCCAGTAATTACCTTTGAGGATTATAAGGGTAATGTTCAGCAGACTATCAGTGAAGTCGAGTGAGAATGATTGCTGCGACACTTATCCCTGCAAACAATCCACCGATTACTGTTCCTGCAACTAGTCCGGCACAAAACCCACGCTTATAACACTCAATTTTTATTATAAACTCTTGTTCTTGGAGCATTTATTTACCCGGTTTTGTAACTTCACGCAATAAATTTCCGTTCATATCATAAACCTTACAAGCAGTAATGTTAGTTTTTTTAAGTAATACAAAATAATGCCGAATTATAATATGGTATACAACCATTGTAATTGATGTTGTAATTATACTGTGTAGTATTTGGTTTATCATTCTTTAACACTCTCATTGTGAACATTCTTAATATATTCTCCATCATATACAGTAATATAATCAGGAGTTATATTGTCGATACCTTTGAATCTATGAAGTTTCTCAATAGGAATGTAGTCTGTTACATTATGCATATTTTCTAAAATTGCATAATTCAATTTATTTATTTGTATGATTGTCCCTCCAATTAATTTTATTGGGATTCCTTTAACACATTTTACTCCATTCATTCTTTAACACTCTCTAGCGGGCACCATGTTGGAAATTTAAGTTTTGATTTTACATCAATTGGTCTATCGAAACAATCTAAACATACAACTTTTTGTAATTCTGGTTTCCATTGACAACTAGGGCATTTTTCACACGATTTTACTTTATATAGTTTTATCATTCTACCACTTTCCTCCCTGTCCTCACAACCTCTACCTCTTCACCCACCCACTTACCTGGGAGATATACTCCTCCGGTTGTTTCTGTTCTTTTTTTAACCACTAATGTTTTTTTCTCAAGTCCATCAATACTATAACTATTCATAAGTATCTAGATGTAGTCATTTAAGTATTTAATACTTTGCATAGGTTTATTTAAATAAAGCGCATATAAATTAACCATGCCGTCCACTTTTGTCGCCGCGATAGGTACAGACGAACCTATACGAGAGCACAAAAACCTATATGGAAAGGGCATAACGCCGAGTTACAGCGCTAATAAAGACGTTGTGCAAATAACTTTCACTAACCATTCGCTTGAATCTGCGCAATTATGGCTGAAGGAACACGAGTATCCAGACGTGGAGCTCAAAGAAGTCATTGTTGAAGAGCAAGCAGAGAAATTTTCACGGAACTTCGGGTATCCATTTACTTCAGAGATTGGAAAGTTTGAAAAAACACCCGAAGGAGGTTTGCGAGTCAGAGGGGTTAAACTTCTGGCAGCAGGGACGTGGACCGATTCCGCACAGAAAACCGCGTGTGAGTATTCCCCCGATGTACTTAACCGGTTTGCTGGTAACTGGGCAGATAACGCAATCTGGTCAAGACACTTTGGTGGAGTTCCCCGAAACATCACCGAAAAGGTTGGAATCGTAGAGAATCCACGATACGAGAATGAGGCTGTTGTAGGCGACTTGTATTATCATGGACTTACTCAGCAGTCCCGTGATACGATCACGATGATAGATAATGGACTGGCAAACTTTGTCAGTGTTGAGACTATCTCAAAAGACAAGTGGAACGTAGGAAAGAAAGTTTATCAGGCTGATGAACTTGGATTCACCGGGCTTGCGACTGTAAACCAGGGAGCTTGCCGGGTATGTAAAATCAGAGACAATGAGGCAGTTATGGAGGATATCACAAAAGAACTCGCGGCATCTGTACCTAGTAACCCATCAGGATCTGGTATTGGGCCGGACGCACAGTCGTGCAGTCTGACTCTCAAAGACTTTACAGATAAGACCTGGGAAGACCTAACACCTGAAGAGAAATCCGGTGTTGCGTCTCACTTCGGATATAACGATGGAACTGATTCATTTGGAGCACTTAAACTCCCACATCACGATCCCAAAACCGGGGAAGTCAGGCCAAACTGTGTTCGTGCAGCACTTCAGGCAATTGGAGGTGCACGGTCAGGAACGCCGATGAATCTGGGAGGAAAAGAGAAAGCAGTTCATGAGCATCTTCAGGCTCATCAGGATGATGTTAAGACCGAAAAAGAAGCAGAAGCGATGATGGACGTGGTAGTACAAGAAGAGGTGCTGCGTGAAAATCCCGACCCCGCGCATGTAGACGTAGTAGTAATAGAGGAACCAGATATGGATAATAAAGAGCTTGAAGAACTAGTAGTAAAGCAGGCAGAGACGATTAAAGAACTGTCTGCACGGATTGAAACGATTGAAAAGACACCAGTGCCGAAGACTCTTGGAGAGTCTGCAGTGGAAAAAGAATATGAAATTCCCCCGTTCCAGGTGTCGTTTGAGAACGGGATTATCAAAAGGAGAGAATAAGTATGACAGATATTACTGCATTCCCTGCAGAGTCTGTGCTTGTTGCAAATGACAAGCCGATTATCGGTGGAATTGAAGGACCTACCCAGACGTTTAAGTTTGCTGCTGCAGCAAAAGCTGGCCAGGTAGTTGTATACGTAACCGGGACTTCCGGGTCAGTTACTCCGGCAACCGGGGCAGTGAGTGAACTTGTCGCTGGTGTTGCAATTAATAATGTAGCATCCGGAGCGGTTGGAACTGTTGCTATGGCTGGATGTATTGTTCAGTGTGTGAACGCTGACGACACAACCGCAATTACTCCAGGTGCATGGGTACAGACGAACGATAACGCAGTTAAAGGCACCGTGTCTGCCATTGCGTTTACGGGAACTGAATCTACGTTGGTTACACAATTTAACGTTGTCGGTATCACGCATGAGACTATTGCAGGTGCCGGATCAGGATATGTGCTGTTGATGCCCGTACCACTGGTAAACAAATCATAAGGAGGATAATAAAAAATGATTGACAATTTTCATGGTGCAAGAGCTCTCGGGATGTATCTTGAGTTCGACTATGCCGACAATGCAAGAAAGACCGAAATTCTGAACGCAATCCCGCAGAAACTCGGGTATATTACTGAACGCGAAAACGGACAGTTTAAACAGGAGTATGTCCGAGAACTGCTTATGTCCGGGACTGTGGGAGATACTACCCTGATTCAGACCGAGTTCTATGCAACTGTAATGCAGGGTGCAGAGCCGGTTCAGTGCATGCGAAATTTCCTGCCTACTATTCCGCTCACGAAGGGAAACACCTTGCAGATTCCAAAAGGTTCAGCCGGTGCATACGCTGACGATATTGCAGAAGGAGCAGAAATAAAGCCGCGTAACCAGGGATACGGGTATACGTCCGTAACTGTTGGTAAAGTCGGTGACGCTCCAAGTATCACAAAGGAAATGATGAACGATTCCCAGTATGGTCTTATGGCTCTTGAAGTCCGTAAGTCAGGAGCCCGTGTTGAGAACAAGTTTAACAGAAACGTTCTCAAGATCATCCTTGACTCCGGACTTCAGACTCACGACACTACCGGAAGCAACCAGGGTATCGTCGCAGCTCTTGAAGCACAATCTAAAGTCGGAGATATGAACTATGTCGCTGATAAGATTGCTGCTCATCCACGTCTTGCAGGAAAACTCCTTGCAGAAACGTTTCCCGCTGCAAACTATTCAGGGTATAATGCCGACTCCGTGAGAACCGGGAACGTCGGGCAGGAAATCCTCGGGATGCAGTTTATGAAAACCAGTGTTAACCCACTTGCAACCGGGAAGACGTGGGGATACTCTTCAGATGGATACTACGGTGGAGTTGTGGCCGATACGATGAACTTCGGTGCAATTGTACTCAGAGAAGATATCCAGATTGAAAACTTCGCTGATCCGCTTCGCCAGATTCAGGGTGCAACCGTCACCATGCGGTTTAACGCCGGAATTATGGACCCGAACGCAGCCTGTGCAATCATCTACTAATCATGATCAACTCTGCAAATACACCTGGTCTCTCTGCACGGTATATACGGGATTATCATTCTGTAGAGCAGGCAGAGGACCAGTTGCAGAGACAGGCCATGTCAGTTAAGGTTACTCCGCTTGACCCATACACTGACACCGACGAAGTAATTGATATCAGAGGATACAAACAGAGAGCATGACGAGAGTAGACAGCACTGAATTTGTAGCGTTGACCGGGACTGGGTTAGCATCAGCGTCAATAATTGCAATTCTTGAGGTTGCAGATAGAGATGTTGATAATACTGTCCTGTCAATGGGGAGTCCGGCACTCCCTGCTAATACTCTCAAAGACGCGTCCCTTTTGTATGCAAAGGCTTTGTTAACTGACAGATATCGGTTTGACGGAACGTTTGACGCTTCTACAACTGAGTATTCTCATAAAGGTAACACAGAGTCAATGATATCAGGATATCGTGCACAAGCATTGAAACTCATGCAGGATGAGGCAAACAAACAGATTGTATGGATTCAGAAGGCGAACAGATGACATATCCAGCAGCACTTATGTGCCATTCTGCAAACCTGCAAACCTCCACCACACTAGGAACTGAAAACGCGTGGGGTGTAAAACCAGGAACTCCGGTATACACCGCTATAAAGTGCCGGTTCGGAAAATCAAGAAAGTCCTATAACTATCAGGATTCCGGAGACAGAAAAATCGAAAATCCTGTGTGTATCATTTCAGCTGACACCATTGCCGAGGAGGGGAATGTAATTGTTGGGTTGTCTGCACCATTTGACGAAACATACCACATTACAGAGGTTAATCCTGCGATGCTTGCCTCTACAGTCTCACATTATGTTTTATCTCTTAAGGCGGTGGAGTAAATGCCGGTTGAAGTGGAAGGTATGGACGAACTGGTGAGGAAACTCCAGAACCTGGGAGGAACACCGGACCAACTCCGGGACATACTAGTGAAAGCCGCAAACCCAATATGGCAGGCAATGGGACAAAAAGCACCGGAAGATACCACACATCTGAAACAGTCTGTAGTGATACAGGATATGTCAAAAGGAGATGATATAAAAGTAGGAATCGGTATATTTGAACCGGATACTGCAAACTATGCAACGTATCAGGAGTTTGGAACCGGGATTTACGCAACCGGAGAAGGTGGGAGTCGTGCAAAACGGATACCGTGGTTGTGGGAAGTAACGTCCCAGAAATGGGCGGATATATTTGGTATTGAAGTTGGTGAGTCAGTTGTCTGGTATGGAAATCATCCGACTCCGTTTGTCCGTCCTGCGTTTGATGAGAACGTCGATAAAGCTAAAGACCTGATAAAAGAAGGATTAAAAGCAGAGATTAACAGGAAAACCGTATGATTGATGCAATGGTCAGAAAAAAACTGGTTGATACATCATCCATATCAGCACTTGTATCAACCAGGATATACGTGGACGAACAACCTGATCCGGCGACACTACCATCAATCACTGTCCACACGATAAGCGACGTACCTGATAAAGACGTCGGAAAAGGTGGTTTTGCTCGTGTGCAGGTTTCGTGCTGGTCAGAACCGGGAAAACCTAAAAACCCTGCTCCTGTTGAAGCCGTGGTTTCTGCAGTTAAAGCCGTGTTCCATAAACCGAGAATGAACTCTTTCCCGTTTAAACTAACTGCAGGGTCAACGTCATACAACGTGACGAGCAGTGTATGCACAGGGGGAGTACGATTAATTGACCCAACAACCGGGTGGTATCACGTCCCGGTTGACATTGAACTTAACTTTAAAGAGGTATAAATAAAATGGCAGATTTAATCGCAACTGACCTCACAAGAGGTCCAGAAGTCCGGTGGTATGCCGGCGGAGTAATTGCACAGGAGACCACAACCGGAACTCTTGCAAAAGCAGGGTATACCCTTGCAAAGACCGCAGACTATGGTCTTCTTATCGTGGTCGCCGACGGCGTGCAGATCAACTATACCAGCACCGGATCAGAAACAGCAGGTATGGATCAGATCACTGTTGCCGCAGGTGTTGCTGACGCTGCAGTAGTTGATATTTATTATGTTGACACTGAAACCACCGGCCTTACTCACATCAGTTCAGCCGAAGATTTCAAGTCTTCAAGCAAGGCAGACACAGAGAAGAAGTCAGTTCACGGCCAGAAGAACAAGATCAACATTGTCGGAACAACCGAACACTCTGGTTCATTCAGCCAGTTGATGGTAACGAAGGAACTGAAAGAACTCTTTGTAGGTTCTACTACAACCGGGCCGAAGTCTGGTGAAGGCGTCTGGTCTAACAAGGTAAGTGCTTTCCACAAGGTTGGCTGCCTCGTTGGCAAGAAATACAACGAACTCGGAACCATCACTAAAAAGTGGGGTCTTATGGGCGTATCATTTAATTCACACGACCAGGATTTCCCCGTAACTGGTGTTTACACCGATTCGTTCAACGTTGATATTGACTGGCTCCTCGAATGGGGTTGAACACTTTGGTTAAGAAACAAATAGAAAACCCCTCAATTTCTTCAGGATTTCAACAGAAACGAGAAGAGAAAATACAGAACGCAGTTGAACTTGCAACAACTGCTGATAAGGTTCTCGGACTTCTTAAAGATGAACCAATCGAGGTTCAACTGACAGAAGATGTATGTTTACAGTTTTATCCACCAACAGACGAACAGTATATTGACCTTCTTTCTATACAAGGTGAAGGTTCTCAGATAGCAGTGAAGATGCAGAAGCTCGGATTGAATACTTCTACTACTGACGAAGAAGCAGAAGAAGTGATCCCTCAAGCTCTTGGGATTATCAATCAGGCTCGTGACATGTTGATGAGTATCAACGAGATACTTTCTGTGTTATCGGTAGATCCGTCATGGACCCCTGAAAAGTTCAAGCAGCTTCCAAAACAGTATAAGTCTATAATTGTTGCTGCAATCTCGTCAACGCAGGAAAAAGAACTTAAAAAGATTCGGAAATTTCGCAAGCAGTGACTGGGGAATTGGGTTAAGCCAATTTCTCCGTGCGTGGAATCTGAAACCGTCTGATTGGGCTACGTTACCGATGAGAGACAGAGAATACATGATGGCAGCTTGGCAGGCTGAAAATAAACCGGCGGAGAAGAAATAATGAGTGATACACTGGCAGAACTGTTTGTTACGTTAGGGCTCAAAGATGAAATGAGTCAGGGATTATCAACCGCTTTGACTGCAGCGTCTGCTCTGAACGTATCACTATTTGCTCTTGCAAAAGCGGTTGAACAACCGATTAACGCGTTTAACAATCTTGAGTCTGCCGCTGCCGTCACTGCTCTTCAAACCGGACAGACCGAAGAGACCATGCAAAACCTTATTGAGGGTTTGCATTCCGTAGATACATCACTTGAGGAGAGTTCGTCATTATTTGAAGCGCTTGGTCGTGCAGGTGTTGACAGTAAAGCAGACCTTGAACTCCTTGGAACCCAGTTTGACTCTCTTGGTGATGCTACAGGAAAGACGGGAGCGTCGTTAGCTACAAGTTTACTCCCTGCCATGAAGGCACTTGGTCAGGAAGCGACAAACGCAAACTTTGACCGGTTAACTGTTATGTTCATGGAGACGCAGGTATCGTCTGAAGAGTTCGGGGAAGCAATCAAACGGCTTGGCCCGTCTCTTCAGAGCGCAGGTGTCAGTTTTGAACAGGTTGAATCTGCAATGGTTGCTCTTGACGATGCAGGTATCAAGGGCCGGGCAGGTATCACAAAGTTGAGTGATGCTACCAAAGCAATCGGTGAAACAAATAAATCATATCAGGATGCACTTGCAGGTGTTGAATCAGCAACGTCGAACGCGGCTGAAGCACAGGACAAACTAACACAGGCACAGGATAACGCCGCAGAAGCATCGCAGCGTGTTGTCGATGCACAGGATCGGGTAGTTCAGGCGCAGGAGAAAGTAGCAGACGCACAGGCTGCAGTCGAAGACGCAATGAACGGTGTTATTGACGCGTCAGATAACATCACAAAAGCACAAAATGATGTAGCGAGCGCTGCAGACAAAGTAAAAAAGTCTGAAGAGGGTGTTTTAGATGCGATGGATAAGCTGCGTGAAGCGCAAAATGGTGTAGCAGATTCTCAAGACGCGTTACTGGATGCACAAGATCAGGCTGCTGAAGCAGCAGACAAACTCAAAGAAGCACAGCAGGCATTAATAGACGTAAATAAGGATTCGAATGCAACAGACGCAGAACGGCTTAAAGCGCAGAACGCAGTCGCTGCAGCACAAAGAGACGTCGGGTCAGCTAACCGGGATGTGTCTGCAGCACAAAGAGAATTACAGGAGTCAAACTCTAAAGTTGTCGATTCAGGTCGTGAAGTTGCATTAGCACAAAACGACGTAGTTCTCGCAAATAACGATTTAGAAGAATCCAACATGGCTGTGCAAAAAGCACAGCGTGATAAAACCGACGCAGAACAGAAAGTCATCGAGTCACAGCAAAACGTAGCAAAAGCACAGAAAGACGTCGAAAAAGCGCAGCGTGACGTAGAAAAAGCACAAAAAGACGCAGAGAAAGCACAGCGCGCAATTCAGAAAGCACAGGAAGACGCCGAAGTTGCACAGAAGAAACTATCTGACGCACAAACAGCAGCAGCAGGTGCCGAACAGAACCTGATTGATAAAAATAAAGACGGCAAACTATCAAGTGAAGAACTTGAAAAAGCACTCGGGCTTGAAGAAGGAGCTCTTAAAAAGTCTGAAGATAAATTAGGATCGTCAGCTGGTAAGATGCAGGAATACGCAGATGCTCAGGCAAAAGCGATTCCTGCGAGCCAGGGGTTTAATGTCCTGATGGAGAAGTTAGGATTGTCATTAGGTGGTGTTCTTCAACCGTTTGAAGGGCTGATAACTCCGATACTTACCGTTACTGGGGCTTTATCGGGGTTGGCAGTCCCGATTCTCGGGGTTCAGGCTTTAGGTCCTATTCTTACGGCCATAACCGGGGGAGGAATCTTAAGCGGGTTAAGTGCTCTTGCTGGGTCTATTGCTGCTACTGGTTCCGCTATGACTGTTGCACTAGTTCCTGCCCTTATAGCAGCCGCTCCAATTATTGCCGGTGTTGGTATTGCACTGTTAGTTATATACGGATTATCAAAACTCGGAGTATTTGACTGGATTATACAGCAAGGTGCAGCGTTCGGAGATTGGTTACGTGCGTTTGATATTGGTGCAGCGTTCCAAGGGATTATAGATTTCTTCACCAATCTTCCCTCTACAATTATGTCCGCACTTGGAGGTGACGGTGGTAGTATTGCGTCAACAATAGCCGGTATTATATTCCCTCCTGTGCTGATTATGAATCTACTTAACAAATATTTCCCTGAAATTGGTAAGTTCTTTACATCTATTCCTGGGAAAATTGTTGATTTTATCACAGGGTTAGATCCAAACACTATAATATCTGCGATTCTTGCCATAATATTCCCACCGACACTTATACTCACGGCGCTGGGAGTTAACTGGGTAGACGTCGGAAAATGGTTTGCAGATATCGGGTCTAAAGTTATCGCTGCAATATCAGGCGCTGCTATTTCAGTCGCTGATATTGTGAGTAAGATATTTCCAATCGGTGATATTCTGAACGCTCTTGTATCAGGATGGGAGGCAGTTGTCACCTGGGCCGGAGAAATCGGGGAGTCGTTAATAAAGACAATTGTATCAGGGTTTTCTGGATTAGTTGCTGCAATTACCGGAGTAGTTAAAAGTATTGGGACTTCACTTGATTTATCTGCGATATTTACCGCAGCACTAACCACTGTTACAACGTTTGTTTCAAATTTTGTAGCAGGGTTTAAACTTATACTTACTGGAGTAACAACAGCACTCGGAAGTATTGTAAGTGCTATCACTACGTTTTTTTCAGACGTTATTACTCAACTGATTGCCTGGGTGAAGTTAAACATAACGTATTACACCGGACTATTTTCAAAAGTAACTGAAGTTCTGGTAGCATGGATCGCTGACTTTATCTCGCAGATAGTTACGTTCTTTGCAGACATTCTAACTAAACTCACAACATGGATATCCGGGATAGTTAAGAACTTCACATCGTTCTTTGCAGGCGTTATTACCAATCTTACTACATGGATTGCAGACTTTACGTCGCAGATAGTCACATTCTTCACTGATATCATTGCAAAACTCACGAAATGGATAGCCAACTATACCACAGAGTTTGTTACGTTCTTCAAAGATATTATTTCAAAACTTGCAACGTGGATCACCAACTTT